ACCTGCAGTCTTTCAACAACCTTTCGGTTAGCCCTTCCTCTCTCTAGGAGATGAGGCTGAGCTGGCTACTATGTAACCACCCATTTTCCTCAAAGAAGTCCATGGCGCAGGACGGTGAAATGATGCATCATCTATACTAGCATGTTTAAGACTAGTATAGTAGTGTAGCATCTCATCGCGGCGTACTTTCTCTCGGTATTGAAACCGTAGATAGAGGTACGCAGCCTGACCATGAAACCGCTTGTCGTAACAATAGAAACTCATGTTACACAGCTGTTCGATCTCTTCCTTATAAGGTATAAGTTTGAGACCGGAGTCTGATGGGAAATGGTCAGGTACCAAGAAAGGATTTTCCTGATACCTACATATAGCACGGATGAGGTAACGCAACGCATGTGAGTTGTAAAAACAACCAATAGTTCCGAAGTACAGAATGTACCTCTCAAGAACAGTATTGAAGATGTTATACAACCATGCAAGCATACCCATGCGAGTATATGAAGTCGGCCGTTTAAGTTTGAACGGTCGAACGTCGAATCCGTTGAGGTAATCACCTCCACAAGATTCTCTAAAGTTATCCTCGGCCTTATAGTGGCTTTTTTCAAAGTTCACTATTAGGCCAACCTTTGTCGTTACCTCAAAAAATAGAGGAACGGCAGAAGTCGGTAGGATACAGTCATCACCGAATACGGATACAGAGACCTGAGTCTCGTATGGTATAAGAAGGGAGGCAGAATTGCCTAACACTTGGTGAGAACTGCTGGCGCAAGCCAGACAGTAGAAGATGATAGTTTCCAATGGAAACGTGGTAGCGTTACCCATAGTGCTAATCATGTTAAGATAGTGAGGATGTCCATTCAAGGACATTCGCTCACACCTTACCTGAGTTAAGGCACTGTACCAGGATGGTGGAAGTAGGAACTTCACCAACCCAGTCGATATACAATCAGAAGCAGAAGAGAAATCTATTGTGGCTGTTAAGCCATCAATAGACCCTTGCTTTGCTAATTTTTTGTGTATATCTGGTAAGCTAGATACATCTAGACCAAAATCTAACAAAAGTGAGTATAAATACTCCATTAGGCCTTGCTGCAAAAACATATTGGCAGTAGGCTCAATTGCGATCATACGATCGATTTCATTAGTTTTGGGGACTGTAGTA